ACTACGCATAGAGAAACAACAACTAGGAAAAATTCCTCCCAAGCTACGCTTGGGATTGAAACCTAATGTTTCGCGTAGCTTGGACGCCTTAAAAGGCGCGGTGCGCTGCAACACCAATTAGTCAATGTTCTAAATCGGACATGTGACCTCATGCCGAACTCCATATGGGAGGAACTCCACAAAAGAAGAAAAGATTATAATCATCACCAATAGCTGAATATATATCGAACGTAAAATTATCTAATAAACTGAAAGAATGTGTTATCCCCACAATATTACTATATGTAACATGAAAATCAGCTTGTTGTTTTGGTTCAGATGAAGTCTGAAATGTGGATAGAAATCGTTGATTAGTGTAGAAAGGAACCTCAAAGTCTAACACCTTAGACGCAGATTCCACCGCTATCACACAACCACGCCAGGTTGTTTTGTTAGCTTCTACCCAATGTTGGTATGTTGAATAAGTTTGTATGGCATCCCCATCAGCGGCCAACGACCAACCGCCTTTGAGTATAGGTTCTGTTTGAATAGCATAATTACCTGTATCACCAACAATGCTTGTTGAATTATATCGTATGAATTTGAACCTTCGTGAACCGCGATACCCAGAAAATGCTGACGATACATATGCTAGCATAGTCATTCCGGAAGAATATAGTCCAGAACCAAAGTATAATTTTGTTGGGTTCGTACTACATCGTATTGTGTACACTTTCCAATCTTGGGGGTTCACGGTGATATAGTAAGCATCAGATCTATCAAGTTGATAACGCTTCAAACATGAACGGAAACTGCGAACTCTCTCACCACCAACAATGTGAGTTAGGTCCTCATATTTCCCGCCCATGCACCCAAGATCTACACCACTTTGGGGTTTGTAGCGCTTTACAGGCTGTCTAAACACCAAGCGCAAAATGTAAAGCAGCCACCATCATGGGAGAAGTATTCTCCACATTGGAGGGACGCCCAGGAAGTAGAATACATTATAATCTTCACCTACTGAAATGTATTCACCAGCTGCAAACGAGAAAGGATCGTTGGGCCGGGCATCAGTTAAAACTTCCATGGTGGCCGTAGCGGCATATTCTAGGTTGCGATCATTATTATTTACAACTGGATCAAACCGCCACCAACTATAATAAGGCATTTCCATTTCTACAATCTTTCCTGCAGCAGAATTAGAAACGACCTCACCCGCTAAACTAAATTGCCACATCTTTTGTGTAATGAGAGCATCATTCCCAGAAGGGGCTATTTGTTTAGTGATATCGCTAGTTGCATATTCTGATCTAGTTCCAATCACACCTGCATCTCTTGAAAAATAATATGGTAGAAACTTGTATCGGTAACTTCCACGTTGTCCGGAAAACGCATATCTACAGTAATCCAATAGTGGGGTAGGTCGAACATCACCAGCAGTGATCTGAATTCGACCATCCAACTTAGTATTCCAATAGACACGGTAGAAATCGCCAGACACCCCACCATTCTCATAGCCAGAAATCACCCTAAGTAATTGATACCTCTTGAGTAGTGGTCTAAAAGATGAGATTCTATCACCTGCGAGAACTCGGAAAATTGAATCTTCGTGATCCCCACCCACATCTTCATTAGTAGGGGAATCATCTGGTGCATCATCAGGACTTTCTTCAAGCTCACCACTCTGTGGTGTGTACGTAGTACGGGGAACCACATCAGCATTTGGACCCCAGAACTCCATATCATCAGAACATGTGGAAACGATGACTTGAACAGGATCAGTTGAGGTGCCGGACGTGACAAGATTATTAAGCACGTAGACAGTTAGGATACCATTATCATAGCTAGTTCTTTTGGTCTCCGTTGATGATATCTTGAAAGGGACATCCGCTCCCTCAATAATAGATTTTTCCACCAACAAGCCTGCCAAATTGGATCCCCAACCTACAGTAATAGTGAAATCCCGATCTTCTGAAATATCCAGGATCTTATTATAGACTGTATTCATCTCCGGATTCGTTGTCGAATTCATAGGATCCCAAACAACAAGCAGTCTCCCCTTGTGGAAAGCACTTGCCGCAATTTGGAATCGATATGTCATTGAACCACGCCAATAGCTAAAGGGTTGAGCACAAAACGCAGTTGGAGTTAAATTGTAACTAGGAGATGAAGCGGGAAACACATGAGACGATATATTATACATCATAGGATTCACTCGTACGGAGAAAAGAGGATCTCTATTGGATGCTGTTAAACTCCAGTTAAATTTTGTTAGATAAGACTGTGTTTTACAGAGATGTTTGAAATCCAACTCATCCTCAGAATTTAATCCTACTGTACGAGGGTCAACGGTCACCTCTTGTTTTGCCGTCAAGGATAGTGGCATACAAGTATCCTTCTGGTCTGTTGTGGCCAAATCTCCCGTTTGCCAAATTCGCCTTGTTTCAGGTGGATCTATCATCTTAGGTCTGGAAAAACCAAATGCCCTCGCGGCCGTGGCTAAACCTCCTGCTGCCATCTGCGTTGCAAGTGCATATTGGCCTATCACTGGTGCCTTAGATAACGAACCAGCAACATTGGCAACTATCGAGGCAGTTTTAGAAACCGGTCCTGATTCTTCTGTCTCGTCCTTCCCTGATTGAGGCGTTAGGGATGTGCGATTAACATTGGTGGGTGCTGACAACACTACGTCAGATGCCCAAGCGAATATCGTTATGTCTATGGGTTGACTGGACCCATTAGCATGTTGTAGGCCAACTAGACTAGTGATCCAAAACTCACCTAAAACATTTGGACTATCACTAACCAAATTGAAACAATCATTAGGATAGAAGAAAGGTAGGACCATCTCACCGCCTTGCGAGCTAGTAGGGTCTATATAGAAATGAGGCCGCTGTGAAGCTGGAATCTGTGAAGCGAAGGTAGATTCAGTCTTGTAAAAAGAAGAGGCAGTATAAGGAAGATATGTCGCCATAGCCTTACCCCAATAAAACTGATTACCATTGATCACAACTTTTAAATGGAGTCTTCCACGAAAATTTTGGAAATTGTTCAGACGATTTGAAACTCTCGGATTGTCCATCCATAGAGTCCAAGGTTTTATGTTAATGTCTAAACTAGCTCCAACATTCCACGAATAACTCCCAATTTGTACTGGACGATGGAAGAATTCTTCGTAACTAACTTCCTGATCATCAGTAGCACCCCGTGAAGGATCCATAGAAGATGAAATGTCAGTAACGTAAGATGGGTTTCCATCGTGAAATGTTGTTGTGCTTTCAGAGGACGTCTTAGGACCACTGTAAGCAGAGAATATCCCACTCTGTGGGTAATATTTCGGACACTCCTGTCCTTGCCATTTAAGGGAAATGGTTAAACCACAAGACTCCGCAATTGACTGCGTGGGCGGAGCTTGCCACCTATCTATGTTTTTGTTAGTAGGCTATACAATGGGGGAGCTAACTAGGCTCAACCCAAGGTGTGATCCCGAAATTTTGTGCTAGGGCTAAGCAATCGAGATCACTATTTCGAAAAATAACTGTGTTAAAGGTAGAACCAGACCAAGATAGAATCAACTCCTTGATTTCGTCAGGTAGGTTTAAACCTTCGATGCCCAATCTATCCCGGGCTCTACGATAAAAGTTGAAAACCCAAACCATACGATTCTCAACTAGATCACCGGGGACAGGTAAATCACTTCTCAGATCCATGCAAGCATGAATTAGAGGTTTGTTTTCCACCACTGCGCGAATAATGCACTTGAGTTGGTCATTCACATCCTTCTTGCGATACTGTATCTCCAATCTGTTTGTAGCAGACTCTATTACAGTATTTAGCCAAACTGTGAAGGGCAACATTGGATATCCATAAACTGGATGTTCAAGTACATCATAATTGCCTGAAACCTCAATGGGGATAGGAATCATGCGACGTCTCCATCGGGCGCGAGATTCGATAGTCACCAGAACATTTCTAGTAGAGTCCCCATGAACTAATCCATAATCTGACATGTAATACCCATCGTGCTCAGATGATGTAAGGTCCAAGACGCCAGCTTCAAAAACAGGATCATCAATGGTGATGCTCTCGAAATAATGCACTCCTGCAACTGTTTCAAGAACAACACCATCGACAGTACCATAATCATCTAACATCATAGGTTCTGGTTGGCTCACGATTGGCTCAGGCCACTCAGGCCATTCTTCGCCAAAGGGATCTGTCATTGTAGGAAGAAGTAACAAATTGTGCACGGGATCATGATAAGTATTAGGTTCATCTTCATCCCGGGGGTACAAGGGTGCAGATTGGGGCACAGGAAGGCGAGCCATCGCATATTCCTGGTCATCCTCAATCACACCAGATTGTGGAAACATCTTCCTAACTGGATCTCCATACTTTTCGGCGACAGTTTCGTATTGACATGTTGTCTTATTAAATCTATCGCGGCAATCTTGCAATGATGGTGGTTTGTAGAAATCTATCACCTTAAAGCCTTGATCATCCTCAGATCGTGTGGCAACTTCCAAGAAAAGTGGTTCATATTTCTCAAACTCTGCTTCTCCATGGAGATAGATTTCATGTAGGGCTTGCGCCAAGTTTTGTGCCATAATCTGCGCTTCAGATTCGACACTCCCCTTCTTTTTCATGGTACAAGTGAGGGACTTCCAAATGGATTCCCACGCTAGAGCACCCACGCGAGTTTGCAAATACTCGTGCCACAGGAATGTTCGCTTCAAGAATTCAAGTTCAGCAGCATCCTGGAATGGTTCATCACCTTCCGTTTTATCGGCCTTGGTGTAAGTCATTCCAATATCTGCTAAGTGCTTCTTGATTGAACAAAAATCAAAGTACTTCTCATCAGTATGCACGTTCATCATATTATCATCACCGTAAACAATCAAACGAACAACTTCAGAGAAAAGTTTGACCTCCTGCTTTGTTGGGTTACATGGAATGTCACGAGTAAGATAATTCATGTAGTAACAATATCGCATGAGAAGGGAATTGTTGATGCCATTAATAACCACTGTCAGTGGATGGCCGGATGGAACGGACTTGTAAGCTTCATAAATGAAACCATCCATTTCATAAAGAGGATATAGGATATCAGATCCCATGGCATCAAACTTTTCAAGGTCCTCTTCATCCAGCCCATAGCTCAGGAAAGTTCGGAGAATTTGCAATGATTCAGCCGTGACCTCTGCAGGTGTGGTTTTATCAAATTTCTTAAAGTCTCCAAGTACGAATCGGTCCATATTAAAACTGGTAATCCATTTGTAAAGATGGTTCCAGTCTTTTCCTGATGCATCAACACCGACTGCACTTTCAAAAATTTCTGGGAATGATTTCTGCAGAACCACCCCAGGGAGAGTAAGCATGCGGCACAAAAGAACCAAGTTCATAGGTGCGCCTGCAAATACTCTTATTTTTCCTTGCTCCACTTTCGCCTTTGGCAAAGATTCATCCTTCAAATTAGTTCGGAAAACAAAACAAACCCTTTGGTTGTTTCCAACTGACTCCAATGTATCCTCCATTATCTCATCGAGATTATATTTGTTTGGATCAAAAACAATACTGTATTCTAAGGTGATAGTTCCATCATCACCAAAGACTTCCTTAACAAACTTGTGTGTCTCAATACCATAGCGTTGCTTAACATGGTCTTGGCACAGAGTCAACATCGCCTTCTTCTTATTGATAGGAAAGCTTACGGATGTATTGATATCCACAGGGTCATAACCCGCAACACCAGGGACTCCGTTGAGCGCATGGTCAAGGGAAATAGTATGTAGAAAAGCTTTAATATCAAACTTCTGAGAAAATTTTCCATATTGAATCTTCATATCATCGGCAGCATAGCGTAATGCCGTCGGATTGGGACTAGGAGCCACACTAGTGACTGCACGAAAATCATTATTAAGGGCAACTCCCGTGGCTGTCTTATCTGGTCCAGAATGTTCAACGTCCACATCACACACCTCTTTCAAAGCAGGTGCGAGACAAGACTCGCGAACATTAGTACGGAACTTAGCATTGGGCACCGTAGTAGTGCCAATAGCAGAAAAGGTAGCTTCCATGTCCTGTGGAATCCAATATGCTGGGCTACGTACATGGAGTTCATTCTTCAACTCAATGTTCTTGCCCTGATGTACCAAAGGAAAACCAACTCGTGGCCTAGATTTAAATCCTTCGTACCGTGTCCAAGCTTCTTCCAATACATCTTGTGTTAGAATAGCGCACACACCGTCTTGCTCATTCCCAGCCCCATGGAATCCTATGATGGAAGGAGATGAATTGTGGGTAGCCACAACAGCTCCGCATAAACCTGGGAAGGTAATGGGGAGCTTGTAGCATACACGTTTCACGATTCCTATTCCTTTAATATCAACCCATGTTACTGCATCCACAGTAGTTAATTGATAGGTTTTCGAAGGTTCCAAAGTCGGATCATAGGTTGGGGAATTGATACATTCCTTTGTGCGATAGTACACAATAAGTGGATCGCCTTTCTTCAAATCTGGGGCTGTAGGAAACATGTATTTACTACAATCCCATGAGTTCCCTCCCTTGAGGTCAACTAGGCAAAGGTCCAAATCTTTGTACAATCTTATCACATTCGCATCAGATATTCTCTTACTCAAAATGTGTCTCACGCCTGAGATATTTTTATTCACTCTCCGCAAATCAGCAATGTAGTTCTTCCCAGGTTCGAGAATGTGACTGGGAAAGACCCACTGATCATAATTCACAGATGTGACATTGCAACACAGTTTTGGACCAATACGATCGTTGGTCTTGATGTCATACTCCTGGATAATAGCGTAAAATAGATTATTATCTATATGTTTTTCAAACGCTTCTGGTGTGGAGGAGATAGACTCTTTGCTCGGTTTGAGTCCTTCGCGAAAGACCTTCTTATAACGGTTATCGTGTTCTGCAACTTGAGTGGGAGTCCTAGCTCTTACTTCCATCTCCCGTAGTCTTGCACCTTGTGGGTACGCAACACGATAGAAAGAAGTTCCGAGCTTAACTACACCAAGGAAAGCTGCAACTCCAATCAAAACCTTAAATTTGGGGTCAATTTCTGCAAACCGTTCTCGGGAACGACGAGCTATTTGATCAAGGGGAACAAATGTGCCACGCAACGTTCTCTTCAAACGTTCTCGTGGGGACAGAGTCTCGACCCCCTCGGGATTTGACCACACCATTCCAGTGTGGGCCAATGAATAAGGGGGAAGACCATCTTGTTGTTGAGTGGGTTGAGTATTATATCGATCATAGAATGTCCCGAAATTATCCGCTGGATCATCAAAGTTGGGTACGTATACCAAAGGTTCCTCATCTTTTTTCTTCTTCTTGAGTTTCATTTTGACAAGCAACTTTGACATCGAGCGCTTCTTCTTCTTTTCTCGGGTTGGTGCAGGACATTCCATTTCTGGAGCGTCAGGGTACGGTTGGACAGGGGGATTATCAGTAAAAGCTTCCAAAGCTTCAAATCTATCCTCCAAATTCTTCAATCGTTCTACCGCTGATCGTGGGACATACTCCATTGAGACAACATCTACTTCAGGCTCATCCTCGTCTGAATCAAAATAAATTGTCTCATCATCGCTGGGCAATCCAAACCACTCTGGGGGCGTAGGTGATAAACTAACACCAGCGTTCGGTGTGTACTCATTTACCACTGTTAGTTCTCCATCATCATTGACCTTGGTCTCCTCATAAGGTTCAGACTCACACTTGGCACAAGGCAATGCATACAACGGATGTCGTTTGCAATGCTTAACCAAATGCAAATTTGTGGAAGATTTGACCAGTTTATCTTGTTTAGAGTAGTGCTTCTTAGTGACCTCAGAGAGATAATCAATTAATGTCACAATGTCAACTACTCCTTTCAATGGTTCTTCAACGTATGAGTCCTCTTTCACACTCATTCGTGTGATTTTAATTGTATGAGCTGCAAGGTCCCAAATATTAGGCATAGGAACCTCTGTGTACTTCTCATCAATTTTGCCGTCTGAATCTAAAGCGTGTGGCTTCA